GTGATTATTTAGTCACAGCACGCCATGTGTCTGAAGCTCTAAGCAGCTCAACCGCTAAGATATATTTAGCGGGTGCTAGAGTTAACAACAACGGTAACTATTTCATCGATGCGAAAGCAATACCTTTGAAGATTGATAACTCTTTCTTTGAAGATGACAATAATGTTTTTAAAGACATTTTGTCATTGGATGCTTTTGCATCGAGGTTCCAGTGGTCTAAGATGGGCGGAAGCTCATTGCAGATAATGAAACTTGGAACCAGTTGTTTTGGCCAAACAGTTCAAACAGCTGGTTTCACGGATAATGGACTACTAGTGACTAGTTCTGGAAGAGTTAGTGAGAAAAGTGAAGTGATGGAATTATTTCACGAAGCCTCAACTCTACCAGGACACTCTGGCAGTCCATTATTGGCTGGAAACAAAGTCGTTGGAATGCATGTGAGAGGAGGAGCTAAAGGTAAGAATGTAGCTATACGTATTGAGGCTATATTATATTACCTAGCTCTTATGGAAAAAGGTTTTGACGAGTGGACCAGCGATTTCACTTTAGAGGAGACCAGAGATGGTTATAGAGTGAAAGGCCGGTCCGTCAATTTGGAAGAAATCCCGTTCTCAGACGAGTACGTGGGAATTTCAGCCACTGGACAAGTGTATTACGGCTTACCTAAGAGTAGGTATGCTGTTAAAGACATAGACTCGAGCAAGAATTGGGGAGACTATGACGATGAACCAGCTGACATTGGATACAATGAAGCTTTTTCAATCATAGATAGGGCTAAACCAGTTCATGCCCCTAGAGGAAGTGTAAAGGTTAATTCTTTAGAATTCAATGATCAAGAACTCAAGAAATTGGGTTATATTGAGGGTTCTTTAGCGTATCCTGAAATGGACTCCAGGACTGAGGAAGAATCAGTGAGAAACCATCTCTCTTTATTTAATGAAAGAGTTTCGATGGTTAAATCTAAAGTCGACGCTAAGAAAGTGGCTCAAGTTTGTCTGCAAAGACTTTCAGCCAATAGGTTCATTATCCCAACTGATTACAAGAACGTTGATAATCTGGAAAGAATAATAGACAGTTCTAGAGTCAAAGATCTTAAAAGCCCAGGTTATCCTTGGTGTGCTGAGTACGGTCTTTGTGCAAACTGGAAGGTATTAGAATCTTTCCCAGATTATGCTAAAGTAGTCTTGGAAAAGTGGTATGATGAATTCGATCAAAAGCTTATGATCAAGAGTGAGCCCACTAAGAAAAAG